GAGTTGATGCAACTTGCATCGGACGAAGCAACGCCGGGCAGTCTGGCGGCCTACGCGGTTCGCCGCGTGGCGAGCGGGCGGGTTTTCTCGGAGTCGATCCGGTCGATCGACGGCCCGCCATCGCCCGACCGGGAAAAGCCGGGGCGATTCCGTCTTGATCCGGCGGCGGTCTACCGCACCGGGGACGATCCGGCGAGAATCGCGGCCTTTCGCTTGGACGTGCGGCAGTGGATCGGCACGCTAACCGATCTGCAGCGGCAAGTCGCCACGAGCCTGGCAATGGGAGACCGGACCGGAGAAGCCGCCGATCGATTCGGCGTTTCGGCCGGCCGGGTCTCGCAGATTCGCCGGGAACTGGCCGAAAGCTGGCACGGTTTCCAGTCCTGAACGGACGGCCGGCCCCTCCGGGGGCCGGCCCGTTTCTCCCTTTTTTTCAGATAACGCTAAATCTCGGCCGACACCGGGGCATAGATAAGATGGACGTTCGTCGTCACCTATTTTTAGAAAGGAGCTGCCAATGGCTAACACTCTACAAGAAGCGATCTGCGGACAGGACGGAATGGTCGACGTCACGCGGATCGAATTCGAGGTCCTCGGCGGCGGGCGTTGCCGCTGGAATCTGTTCGGGCCGGACAGGCGGCTTTTCTCTGCCGTCGCCAGCCCGGTCGATCACGTGTCAATGATGCACAGCACGCGGATCATCCTCGACGCGATGGCGGGAATCCCACCGATCTTTGGCTCACCAACCCCTTTCAATGATGGGCTCGACAATGGCTAGACCACTCAAACAACAAAACGAAACCACTTATTCCGGCAGGGTCGGCGCGATCATCCGCCGGCGGCGGCTACGGAAGAAGCTTACCGTCGAACAAGCGGCCGACCGGGCGGGCATGCCGACCTCGACCTGGTACCACGCCGAGGCCGGACGCCACTTGACCCTCCAGCGGCTGCCGGCGATCGCCGAGGCCCTGGGCTGCAAGCCGCGGAGTCTGTTGCCGGAATGACTAAAACTCCTCGGTCTGCCAACCGGAGTTTTTTTTGCCGCGACGGACCAGCAGGAAGCGAAACGGAAATATGTCGGCGGCCAGCTTCAGACGGTTGAGGTCGACGGGGGCCGCGAAACCCTTTACCTCGTGACACTCCAGCAGGCCGTCCGGGAGCATCACCAGGAAGTCGGGCGTGTAGCGGATGCCCGGCTTGCCGCCGGGAGTCTTCTCGGTCAGCTTCAGCGTGGCCGCCTCGTATCGCCACCAGAGCAACTCGCCGGCCAGCCGGCGGGTTTCCAACTCGGCCGCCCAGGCGCTTTCGAGCTTGTTCATTTCGCCGCGCTGCTTCGGACGGCCGCGAAGATGCGCGCTCCAGTGCGATTTGTGCAGCATCCGCTACCGCGCTCCAAAATCTTCCGCGCGGTGCAGCCGCGACGGCATGTTCGGCCGCGCGACCTTCTGCGAGTAGGTGCAGCCCTCCTCTGGGCAGTAGTAACGCGTGAAATAGGCATCGCTGTGGCCCGCCTTGCATCGCGTTTTTTTATGATATGGACAGAATGGGGCCGACGACTGCCGGGCCCGGGGCGGCGCGGGCTTGGTCGCCGGCTGCTCGACGACGTCGGCGGCGGGATCGTCGGCCAAGGGCTTGGCCGGTTTTGCTGTGCTCTTTGCCATTATCAACTTCGCTTTCTGTAAAGGATTGTCTGTCGGCCCTATCTGGCCGAAAAATCGTCCGCCGGCGCTTCGCGGGCGGCGTGTTCGTGTTCGTCGCGGGCGGCCGCGACACGCTGCGGGACGGCCCACTCGGCGGCCTCCCAGCAGTTGCCGACGATCATGTCGGCCAGGCACGCGCTGTATACCTCGGTGTCGAAGTAGTGATTCGGCGCGCCCTTGGAAATTAGCAACCAGCGGACCACTTTCCGGCTGTTCAGCAGCTCGAAGCGGCGGCTCTCGGCCGTGATCTGGCGGAGATAGTCCTCGCCCCCGTCGGTCTCTAAAATGTCCGACGGCAGCCACCATACGCCCGGTTGCGTGCGGTCGGCGAACCAGCGGTCGGAGATCTCCGATTTGTAGGCCCCCGTCTCGATGCCCCATGTGCGAGGATCCTCGACCGGGACCAGGCGGCCGTCGCGGGCCGAACGCTCGGTCTTCATCGGACGATAGAGCGTGCCGGGCGTGATCTTGGGATCGCCGTAGACGGCCGTCACGCGGGTCCCCGGATGCGCGCGGATGAAGGCGTCTACATCGGTGGCTCGGTAACCTCGGTCGACGCCCAGGAGCCGGACCGCAAGATGGGACAGGCCGCGGGCGTTTTGGCCGTCGACCGGCCAGCGCCGCGAAAGCACCGCCTCGTCGAGTTGCGCCAGGTCGCTGGCGATCTGCTCCTCGGCCTGATCGTCCTCGCCGATGCCGAGCCGGAGTTGTTTGGCCAGGTAGCCGAAATCCACCAACCAGCTCGTCTTGCGATCGCCGAACGCGCGGACGGACCAATATACTCCTCTCTCCTGGACGTCGGCCGCCGCGACTAGGAAATATGCCGCCCGCGGGATCACGCCGCGCGGCACGGGACCGGCCAGCCGCTGGCCGAGATCCTTCCAAGACGGCGTGCGGCCGCGGGCAGTGAATCCCAGCCCCAGCCAGTCGTTGAAGAATCGCGAAAGTCCTTCCTGGGAATCGCGAATGCCGAGGTATTTCTCCGCCGCGTCGCCGAAGGTGATCGTCGAGGAATACAGCGAGTTCAGCCGGTAGCCGGCGTGGCGGCATGGATTCTTCGCCGTGCCGCACAGGGTGCCGCCGGCGTCGATCCGCTGGCCGTCGCGCACCCAGCGGCCGAGACGGATCATCTCCATCCGGTCCTCTTCCTCGATCCGGCATCCGCGCTCGCAAATATAATATGCGGCCAGCCGCGCCTGCTCGGGCGATCGCCAGTTGCCGCGCTCGTCTTTCAGGCCGCCCACGCCGCCGCGGCCGGCGTAGGGGCCCTTGCGGTGCGGAAAGAATCGCAACGCCTGCCAGTGGCCGCATTGCGGACAGGGGACGTGAAACGTGCGGCGATCGCTCTGCTTGTAGTAATCCTCCAGATACGGCGAATGATCGACCGGCGTGCCCTCGAAGATCACGGTCGAGTTGGCCGAAAAGGCCTTCGTCCGCTCCTCGGCCAGCGTCGGCGAGTTCTGCCAGCGATCGACCTCGCTGCACAGGACCACCTTGCAGGCGCGGCCGGAGAGCCGTTGCGAGGATCCGCTCCAGGCCAGGTATACCAGGCTCTTCTGGAGATCGATCCATAAATCGTTACGTAGCCGCTCGGGCGGGATCCGCCTCGATAACGTGGGCGAGGCCTCGGCCGTCATGTAGATCACCCGGCGGTGCTCGCGCGTGTAGACCTGGTCGGGACCGGCGAACATCATCGGCGCCCGATCAACCTCGCCCTGGCTCAGCGCGATCGCCTTGACCGCCTCCGTTTTGCCGATCTGCGTGCAGGCAATGAACGTGATCCGGCGTATGTCTGGATCGTCGACGGCGTCGAGGATCTCGCGAATGTACGGATGGCCGTGAGCGAGGTCGAATGAGCCAGGCTGCGCGCCGGTCTGACTCGGGATTTTGATATGCTCGACACACCATTGCGATCGTACCGGCCGCGGAGCCGGCTGCCAGGCTTCCCGGCCGGCGGCGATGACCTGGCTGATCGGGCTGAGTATTATGGAGCTTACCATGATCACGGCGGCCAGCATCTTACGGGGCCTCCTCAGCAGTCAACTCGGGAGCGGCCAACAGATCGGAGAGCGACCGCAACGAGTCGTCGATAATCTTGCGGCACTGCTGGCGGATCCGACGTCGTGTCTTGGCCGGCGTCTGCGCTGGCAGTGCCGACAGCACGCGTTCCGGGATCTGCTCAAAAATGGCCTTCGCCTCGTGTATGTGGCGGGTGAACAACCGGACGATCGGCTCTACAGCGATCAGCTCGCCGCGGAGCTGGCCGAGCTTTAGCTGCTTCATTTCGTTGTCGATTCGCTGGCCCAGCGCGCGGACGCTGTCCTCGTCGCTGCGGCCGAGGCCCTCTCGTTCTCGCCATGATACGATCTCGTCGAGGTCGTAATCGCCGGGCCCGCCCGGCATGCCTCGCGATTGCCAGTAGCCGATCGTGCGTTCGGAGACCTCGAAGAAGCGAGCCACCTCGCCGCGCGTGCGTACCACGCGCCGGGTCTTGGCCAGGCCGGCCTCGACGAGCCACTCGGCCACGCGCTGCGGATCGAAATCGTAGGCCCGACCGCGGCGACCGTGCGGCAGGCCGCGATCGACCCAGGAGCGTATCGTCTTAGTTGAGACGCCGAGCTGCGCGGCGAGCTGCTTCAATGTCATGCGATCAACCTACTAGGCGTAGCCGCTCGAATGGATTAGCCGGCGACGAGTC